GTTCAATTCTTATTTCATTTGGGTTTAGGACATATAGTTCTGTTACTTCGTTGTTATCATCTCGTACCGTCAAAATAAATGCATTACCATGTAGGTGTAGAGATGTGATTACTTGCTCAATAAACTCTAGTCTTGTTGATTCTGGGTTTGGCTTGTTTACCCACTCTGGAGTATAGCCATAAACTGATGCATAGGAAAGACGATTACGACCTCTGCGTACATAGGCACCCATTGGCAATGAAGCAATGGTGTCTCCAAGCAGTCTTACACATGAATAAACGGTAGATGTACGAATAGCAGACTCTGTGTCAACATATGTACCTGTATTGGCTACACCAAACAAAGGACGAGGTGGAATCAATGGAAGGATATATTGACTATTCATATCTCTGGTTTCTGCAGATGCTTTTAGTCTTTTAGATAAACTCATTTAATTACCCTTTTCCTTAATAGTTAATTCTACCATGTCGAAATTCCTACTCGTTTCCAAGTATCAGTTGCTATACAGATATAAATGTAATCGTTATCATATGTGATTGTTCCTACTGTTCCAGTATCAGTAGCAGATGCTGGAGTCTTTGTAGTTAATTGTAGGTCTCCATAAATTCTTACAGATCCAGCATTTCCTCCTGAAGAATCAAACTTACCCTTGATTAAAGGTGTTGATGTATTTGTGTTAGATATGTATAGATTATCAGAAGTTGTTTCATTTGTACCCGCTTCATATCCAATAAGTACGTTTCGGGAACCAGTTAAATTATTTCTTCCTGCATTATATCCAATCGCTGTGTTATTTACTGGAGTAGTAAGTGTGGCAATTGGAACTTCAAATCCTGAACCCGTTCCACCAATTGATGCAGCAGGAGCAGTATAAATCATTCCTGCAGCCATTTGGCTACCATTTGTAACAAGAGTTACAGATGTAACTGATCCTCCAGATACAACAATATCTGCAGTTGGCAATGTTGGGCTTATGGTTATAGCAATACCCATTGCAAGATTAGGTGCTTGTGAAGCAATTAATTGTAGAGTTACTCCAGTATAGGTTCCATCAGTATATCCACTACCACCAGTTATTGCTCCAAGTGTGGCAATTGCTGAAGAATTAAGTCTAAGGGCATCTCTTCCAATTGCTGTATGTCCTGAACCTTCAGTATTTGCTAATAGTGCAGAAGGGCCAACGGCAGTGTTATTAGAACCAGTCTTAGTATTCTGTAAAGCATTACCACCAACAGCCAAATTACCTGTTGATGTAGTTGTTCTTGTTAAAGCATTTGTACCTATTGCAACATTTGTATTACCAGTTGGGGCAGTAAAACCATCTCCCCATAGAGCCTGAATACCAATAGCAAGATTACCACCAGCAGTTGTAGATCTTGCCATTGCATTTGTTCCAATAGCAAGATTACTTGTTCCTGTAGTGAGTGCAGCAAGTGCTTGATCACCAATACCAGTATTTCCAGAGCCAGTTGCGTTTTCTAATACATTAGTACCAATCGCAATAAGGCTTTGTGCTGTTGTATTTGTTTTAAGTGCCCTATATCCAATTGCTATATTTCTTTGTCCTGTAGTATTTGAAAGAAGTGCTTCATCACCAATTGCTATACCATAACTTCCTGTGGTATTTGCAGTTAATGTATTATATCCAACTGCTATATTACTAGCCCCTCCTGTGTTTGCATCAAGTGAATAATTACCAATAGCAACATTTTGACTTGTTGTTGTATTTGCAGCAAGGGCTGTATAACCAATAGCAATATTGTTAGCACCAGTAGTATTTGCGGTAAGTGCTTGATGACCAATTGCTAAGTTTTGAGTTCCTGTGGTATTTGCAGTCAATGCATAATTACCAATAGCCACTGCTGCGCTTGTGGTGTTATTTAAAATTGCTTGATATCCTATACCAACATTGTCATTTCCTGTTTCAGAAATTCTACCTGCTTGATATCCAATATAATTATTTCTTGATCCTGTAATATTAAAACGACCAGTCTCTTGACCAACTCCTGTATTAAAGTTTCCTGTGTTAAGTGTAGCAACAGGAACGCTAAATCCTGATCCAGTTAATAATCCTGCTGGTGCAGCAGATGTAAGAATTGTGAGGACAGTTCCAGTTCTTATTACTTTACCTGCAGCAACTATTGAAACGGCAGTCACTGCTCCACCTGACACAGTAATATCTGCAGTAGGTATAAAGTTGCCAGTTGTTGGATCATAAGGTCTTGTATATCCAACGTTTAATTGAACATTTGTATAAGTTCCATCAGTATAACCAGAACCTGGAGTAATTGCTCCAAGTGTTGCTATAGTACTTGTGTTTTCTCTAAATGATTGAGCACCTATTCCTGTATTACGTTCTCCTGAAGTATTAGCAAGCATAGCAAATCCACCAATTGCAAGATTGCCAAGACCATTAAAAGTAGAAATTAAAGCAGAAGAACCAATAGCAGTATTACCACCACCAGTTTGATTGCTTTGTAAAGCAGCACTACCAATTGCTAAACATGAAATTGATGTTGTACTTTCTCGCATTGCATTTTGACCAATAGCAATTGCTGTATTACCTGAATTATGATTTAGTAAAGCACCATCACCAATTGCTACGCTTGAGCCTCCTGTTGTTTGATTCTTTAAAGTCTCAATTCCAATAGCAACGTTGCTACTACCAGTAGTAAGATATCTTAATGCTTGTGCACCAATAGCAACATTGTTGTTTGCAGTAGTTGCTGACTCCAAAACATTAACACCAACTGCTATGTTATTTGCTCCTGTAGTTAATGAACCATTAGAAAACTGGCTACCAAATGTATAATTATTACTACCAGTACCAGTTCCATTATTAACATAAATTCCATCTACAATCATACCGCTTGTAATTTCTGGTGTTCCAGTACTCATTACAAATGTATTGCCTGTACCTGTTTGTGAATCAATACTTGATGTACCTGAAACTGATCTAATTGGTCCTGCTGTTAAATCACTACCGCCTGGACCAGTCGCACCTGTTGCACCAGTTGGACCAGTCGCACCTGTTACACCCACACCTGTAGGTCCTGTAGGTCCAGTATCTCCTGTAACACCCGTTGCACCAGTAGGTCCAGTATCTCCAGTTACACCTGTAGGTCCCGTAGGTCCTGTAGCACCAGTATCCCCAGTTACTCCTTGTGGGCCTGTTGGACCAGTGTCTCCAGTTACTCCTGTTGGACCAGTAGGACCTGTATCACCAGTTACACCCTGTGGTCCTGTTGGACCTGTCGCACCTACTGGGCCTGTAGCACCAGTTGGTCCAGTGTCGCCTGTAACTCCTTGAGGTCCAGTAGCACCTGTTGCTCCAATAGGACCTGTGGCCCCAATTGGTCCAGTTGGACCTGTATCTCCTGTAACTCCTTGTGGACCTGTTGCTCCCGTAGCACCTGTTGGTCCTGATGGTCCTGCTGGTGCTTCAAGAGTTGTAAGAACATATGAGTAGTGTGTGGTTCCCTCTGTTACAAAACTATAGTTGTGTGCAGATGCATCATTATTGACACCATAAATTTCAACAATCATTCTTTGTCCAATAGACACTGCTGTTGTTGGTAGAGTGATATCTGTCTCTGTAATTACTGGTGCACCTGCACCATTCCATCCAGTTAATGCTGAATCTGAATCACCAATAGTTGAAATAACTGTTCCTGAGTTGCTTGCTAACTTCAAACGAACAAATACTTGTAGATTATCATTACTTGCAGGCTTAATCATCTGCATAATAAAACGCTGTGTTCCACCTGGAATCAATATGAAATCAAATGGTGTTGAAATATATGAATCAATCAAAGATGTTGTATTACCAGGTATATTTACAGTAGTAGTTGTTTCTGGTGATGATACTGGATCCTCGCCTAATTGCTTAAATCCTGTCAATTCTGTGATAGATGAATTAAAGTAGTAGTAACGACCAGCAACAATTCCTTGAGGGCCAGTTGGTCCTGTCGCTCCAGTAGGTCCTGTCGCACCAGTTACTCCAATTGGTCCTGTTGGGCCAGTTGCTCCTGTAGGACCTGTAGCACCTGTAACACCTTCAGGGCCAGTTGGGCCTGTGGCTCCAACAGGGCCAGTCACACCAGTTACTCCTGTGTCACCAGTTACACCCTGTGGTCCTGTTGGACCTGTTGCACCAACGGGTCCTGTTACTCCTGTAACACCAGTTGGTCCTGTGTCTCCAGTTACCCCTTGTGGACCTGTAGCCCCTGTAACACCAATACCTGTGGGACCTGTGGCTCCAGTAACGCCTGTAGATCCTGTGGCTCCAACTGGTCCTGTGGGACCTGTAGCACCTGTTGTTCCTACGCCTGTAGGGCCTGTAGAACCCGTAACACCTGTAGGGCCTGTATCTCCTGTAACACCTTGAGGACCTGTGGCTCCAACTGGGCCTGTAGGGCCTGTAGCACCAACTGAGCCAGTTGCTCCTGTTGCTCCTGTTGCTCCTGTAGGACCTGTTGCACCTGTTGCTCCTGCAGGGCCAGCACCACCTTGTGGACCAGGTGCGGAAACGGTTACAATGTTGTTTGTTTCATTAACAACTACTTGATTTGATATTGATGTCATTATCTTGTAACCTCTCCACTAACTGTAACTGTTCCTTGAATTAAACGGGTTCTGACTCCACCAGTATTTAGTTCTAAATCATAAACATAAAGACCTGGATCAATGTCTGCTTGTTCATCTGTTGCTATTAAATCTAATGTTCCTGTGGCACCAGTAATTGTAATTCCACCATTTGAAGTTGATAAAGTCAATACAGAATTTTCAGAATCAAACTTACGGCGAACCTGCATTTCTGCTGTATAACCAGTCAAATTAATTGGGTTTCCATTTGAATCTTCGTAGACTATCTGCAATGTCCATGTTGACCCTTGATCAAGTGTAAAATTATAAATACCCGCTATTGCCATCTTATTCCTTCTCCGTAATATAAACTAAAAATGAACCAAGTGCTATAAAAGCAATTGCTGGTAGTATAAGAAAAAGACCATATGAGGCAAGGCTTACGCCAATTATCTCTGTGACTATAGGCCAATTTATTTTAGGCCGTTTGATCTTCATATACTATCTCCTTATTATTTAATTACAATGAATAAAATCTAGCAACTGGTTTGGTTGGAACTGGTGTTGTGGCACGATCATAAGAGAAAATTGCTGCAACTGCAGCGTCAATTTTTTTCTTAGATGTAGATTTTTGAATCATAAGTCCTCTTGAAGAAGTTTTTGTAGCAGCGTTTCCCACATGTCTACTAAGAGCCTCATGCCCAGAATGTGTAAATGATCCATTCATAACTGCTTCATAAAATTTAGCAGTAGCGGGAACCATACGTTCGGCTGTATTAGGATAACTCACTACTGGCATTCCCTCTTCATCAAATAACATAAAAGTTCTAGAATACCTTGCAGGATCAAAAACAATTTCTCTGACACTGTAATTAGGATTTCTATACGCATCTATTATACAGGATTCTACTTCAGCCACTGGAATCCACCAGTTTTGATCTGCATCATCTGGTCTTTCCCAAATATCTACTATATCTAAATGAGGTTTTTCAGAACCAAGAAACCATGCAACTACAACTGTACTATCGCCATTAAATGATCCATCAAAACCTAGTATAACGTCTTCTCCAGGAATCTGCTCTCTATTTTTAAGAGTTAATGAGTCCCATGCATCGCTTGGAATCCATGTTTGTCCTGAGTCTGTCCATAAGTTAAGTCTTTTAGTTTTAAATTCTGCTTCAGGTGTTAATAAAGATGCTGACTTCATATCTTCTGCAGATAGAATATCTCCATATGATGGATTAGCAATCTTCCAGTTTTCTTCATCTTTATAATTAAGTTTTTCATCACCTTGATACCAGGCGAAAAAGAAGGAAGGATCTTCAATCTCTCCTTTTGCTAACTGTACACCTCTTTGATACATCTGATAACACAAAGATTCTTTGCCAGAAGAGTCATACTTCGTTCCAGCAGTGGTAATTGCTACAAGCATTGGCTCTAAACGAGCACCCATAGACAATGACATAGTATCGTATAGTTCTCTATTAGGCTGACTATGTAACTCGTCAAAGGCCACAAATGTAGAGTTTAAACCTTCTTTTGTGAACGCTTCTGAAGAAAGTGCTCTATATACTGTTCCTGTATTTGGGTTATAAATAACATCTCTATATGTTTCTAATACGGATGATAACTCTGGTTCTAACTCTACCATTCGCTTTACCGTTTTAAAAATAATTTTTGCTTGTTCTTTATCTGCTGCACATGAATAAATCTGACCACCGTTTACTCCAAGCAATAACTGCTCTAGTACTAATGTCGCTAGTAATGCAGACTTGCCTGCTTTACGAGGAATTCCAATCAAAGCACGTCTATGTTTTAGAGTACCATTTTCATTTTCTGCATATAAATTAATAAGCAATTCTTTTTGCCAAGGTCGTAAAACTAATCTATCCCCTACATTACCCGCAACTGAATCTTCTGTAATACGACAGAGTGTTTCAGCAAAATCAATAACATCGTATCCACGACTATTTGCTAATTCAAGATCTGAAACTGGAGACAGATATGTTGGAGGCCATGATTGTATTTTAGTCTCCATAATTAACCCTTAAATGCCAGTGATAGCCTATCCTTGTCAAAATCTATTTCTAAGATTTCTACTTCTACGTCATCACCAATAGTAAATTGACTAGGAGTTGAATTGCCCATTTTGGATTTATGTATTAAACCAGAAACAAGTCCTATAGAAACAAAGATTCCAAAATCAACAATGCCTGAAACTACGCCTTTATATACCTGGCCAATTTCAAGTTGACCTAACTGAGCCATCTTTTCTTCTTTTTGCTCTTGATCAATAAAGGCTTTTTGTGAAACAACCACACTGCCCTTTTCTCTATCAAACTGAATTATCTTAGTATCTATTTTACGACCAATGTATTTAGATAGGTCTTCTGATTTATTAGCGGTAGATTGAGAGGAAGGCAAAAAGGCTCTTATTCCAATATCAACAATCATTCCACCCTTGACAATTTTAGTGATCTCGCCAGAAACAATCTTATCGTCAGAATTCCAAACATCTTCTATTGTGTTCCACAGAATCTTTTCTTCTGCTTGCTTCATAGAAAGGACATATCCTTGTCCTTCATCAAGTCTAATAACTTTGCCTTCTACCATTTGACCAACTGACAAGAGATCGTGAATATCAAAAACTCTCTTGGCTGATACCTCTTTCTTAGGCACAAAGGCTTCTGTCTT